ATGTGATTCTGCAATTTTGACTTGGAAACCAAAATCTGAATAACATCTTTCCGTATGTTCAGGAGGAACATAAAAATTAGTACCATTAACTATATCATCACCTACAATTCCAAAGTTGAAATTTGTAAGGTAATTTTGAGAGTAAGCTGTAGGGCTGCCCAAAATCTCCAGATATTCATAAATTTTGATCAACTCATGATTTAAACTATTATCTTGCCCAGTGGTATATAAACCAGACATTTGACCACATCTAAATTGATAAATGTGTCCATCTGGCATAACTACGCACGGTGACTTAATATTAGAATAATAAGAGTCAACTAATTCTTCATAATCAAACTGGGTCATATTTGGGTCATTTGGATTATGCATCCATTTCTTTAGCTCAGCAATCATATCAAATGACTCATTAAGAAATGAGGAATCCCATCTTTTAACATCATCATCTGATTTATATTTATAGTTATTCATGGAATTAAATAAACCGAACAAGGAACCATGAATCATTTGCATTCCTATTTTCCAGGGATAATTAAAATTGTCAGCTTTAGAAAACATAAAATCGGAGATTTCTGAAAATAAAATCATACCTCTCCATACGAATTCTAAAGAGACAGTTATAAAAAGTCTTGGATCTTTCTCTAAAATCTTTATAATTTTAATTCTTTCAGTTTTCGCAGAACCTTGAAACAAAGTTTCAAAGTCAGGATCACGAGCTAACTGTTGAATTATTCCCCAACATTCACATAAAGCATCAAATTTAGTATGAATTTTTGGTTCACGCTGAAGTGCTGTGAATAATCTGCCGGGGGATTTATTTAGAGATAATTTCATTGAAACATCATAATCTGTTAAAGAATTAATAGATTGTGCCATTTCTTTATGAACGATTTGGAAAGTTTCAATTATTTGCTTTCTTCGTTCTAAAGGGACATTAAATTGTTTATTATGGTCGTACTTTTTAAGTGCGTCCATTGTAGTGTGAAAAGTACCCTGAATCTTCCCAAATGCTTTTAGATCAGCATCAGGAAACATTTGTGATACCCTCGCAAACATTTTGGAGGAAGTTTTAGTTATATCCGTTTTCTTACCACAAGCATGAGCATAAAGAGGATTGTATCCAATACACTTTATATACTCGTACTTATATGGGGAAATTGGTTTAGACATAACTTCTCTCCAATAAAATTCACGAGGGATTTCTAGTTTCCCGACTGAGCGGGATTCAGGAAATAAAATATTGCGCGGAGTTTACCTTCGTCTCCATAATGGAAACCGCAAGGGACCCAACGTTTTTGTTTTTGACTGTAGCCCCAGATCAAAGATCCAGAGTCACCCTTTTGAGAGCTATAATCAGCCAAGTATTTTCTAGCTACCATGTCCTTGGGGGCAGCAAGAGTCTCATAAGGATTGAGATCTCTAACAGGACAGTTACCACTATGTGGCACTGCTATTTGTAGATGTTCCAGGTGCTCAGGAGAGTTATCTTCAGAAAATTTGGAATTTGGAACATTTTCAAAAACTACTTTAAAAGAGTTCTTAATTTGATATAAGTTTATATCTGATACTAAAGTAAATTCTTTATCAATAACATCACGAAGTAAACTATATTTCTTATCATTATACTCTAAAGAAGCAGTTGACATGAAATTTCCTCTTGTTAAATCACCCATACAATGAGCTGGGATGTGTAACAAGTTTCCATAACGGAAAGCATAACCAACAATAAACCACACATTTCCTTTAGAAAGGGCTGTGATTTTAATACTGTGTCTATATAAAACTTCAGGATTAAAAGGTAAAATATTGGCGCTTGCTGATTCTCCACCACCTTTTTGAATAGGTCCATTGGACTTTTTACGTGGATGTACAGTTTTTAAATGTTTTAAGAGTGCTGTAAAATTTTTACATTCTACACCACACTTAGGCTTATCGCAAATAACAGATTTCTGTTTTCTCTTCTTATTTGCTTTGGAAGAAGCAGGAGGTTCTGCCTTGTAACCTTCAAAAGGACGCAAGTCTACGACTTGTGGTTTTTGTTTGGGTGAAGGTTTATTAGATTCACCCTTTTTATAGGTTAATTTAGGGAGAGGAATTCCTGATTCAGGAAACTCTTCTGGCTCTGTTTCTTCATAAGGATTAAATTCTTCTTCGGGTTGCTGATTTCTGGAGGCCCACTGTTCTTCATATTCTTCAGCAGCTTCATTTAAATGTTGCATGCCATAAGTATTTTCACAGCTTATAATAAAATTATCCACCTTTTGGAAGTAGTGAGTACGTTGTTCATAACCCACACCATTTGACATAAGAGCATTATCTGTCTTATTCTTCCAGCCTATTATCTTCCAATAGTTTTCGGGTGTAACATCAGGAGCTTTTTCAGCCCAAGAGTACACCTCCCAGTTTTCACGCAATGTTGTTGGTTGGACAGCATGAGATTGAGAACTTCTATAATTCTTTTGTCTAGAGGCCTGGCGAACTTTAGAAGAGTTATCTCTTCCTTTATTCTTACCTTTGTCTCCTTTCTTTTCATGCTTGACGCCTTTACCGCCACTTACTTGACGAACGTCTTTTAAAAATGTCTTCTTAACAGGAGGTGCGTTTCCACTTTCTGCGGCATTAACTTTGGAAGGTTTATGCATCTTTTCTTGATGTCTTTTCATATTTTTATTCATGACTTGAACTCCACATGAACAAGTTATATATTCATCAGGTTCACCAGCTTCTTCTACTTTAGTTTTCTTTGGAGTGCTAAACCATTCAATTGTTTTATAACCGAGAACAACAAATATAACCACGATCAATAAAATTAATGACCATTCTGAAGGTGTAAATCTATTAAAGTGTTTCTTAACATATCTAAGAAATCTCTCTTTTCCAGAAATATCACTATCAGGAACAGTTTCATCAATAATATCGAAAGCAGCAGGAAATTGTGTTCTAAGTGTAGGAACAGGTGTGAATGTATAGCTTTTAACTCCAGGTGTACTATAATTAATAGAAGTATAGTTTATTGGACTAACCTGAGTTCCATCATTCTTAACAAACAATCTCAAACCATAAGGTTCCACTATTGAACTAAATTGAATAGTTGGATGTATTGTCTGTGTATGACGAACTAATTCAGTGGTAATTCCTTCAATACTAAATATAGTATTTAATGGAATATATTCACAAAAATGTGTTACATTACCTCTTTCTACTTTAGAAGCATTATCAACCAATACAGTTGGATAATCTTTTCTAGGGTAGAAAGGCGAAACATAAAATTGATTGTCATAAATAACATGAGGGATTGTATCATGTATTGCCTTTAAAATATTTACGGAATTTTGTAATAAGTCTTCATCAGATATTGAACTTGTTAACCACTTTGAATATAAATCAATATTATTAAAAATAACTGTACCCTTAACATAATTATTAAGGTTTACATGTACTTTTGCAAATGGCGCTTGATTTAAATACTTTGTTTGTAACTGAGTTCCCAAAATTTGTGAGGATATCTGATTATGAACATTTTTAATAGCAATTTTCCACCATTCAGTAGCCATGAGATCAATATGATTAGGGGTCTCATAACCATATCCAAATGGTAATTTAAGATCAAAGGTATATGACCAGCAAGGATAATTTGCATAAACATATTCTCCCTCTCCGGATTGAGGACCACCTACATCACTCTTTGGGGGTGTGTAAGTATTGGTACTAAAACCATAAACAGGGGGAGGAGTACTTGAAGTTGCTTCAGGAGCTTGAGAACCAAGTCCTGCATAAACAAAGGGAGTTCCTTCATTATTTTCTTCTTTTGTTTGTTTCTTAAAAATATTGACAAGTTTTCTCAAACTTTCAATTATATTTTTACCAACATTGGCAAAGGCAAGAATTTCCATCCATGTGGCATCTTCCTGAAATCCAACTAAACCACCTAAAACAATTCCAACACCAGTTAATAAGGTTGAAAGGGTTGTGAAAGCCTTCAACATTTTTACAGTTTGAGTGTCAGTTTTCTTTATGCCTGATTCAGCATGGAATTTTCCAGAATTATACCATTCATAGAGGTTCTTGACTAAAAAGCCAAGTGTTGAACAAAAGAGTCCAATTTTTAAAGGATTCCAATTACTCCAAGTAAAAGGATTTGCAGACTTTATGACTCC